ATATTCTTTCATATATTTCTGCAAATTAGTTAAACCCCATTCGATTTGTTTATTAGTAAAGCCAGATCTTTTTCCATATAAAAAGCTCAAAATATTTGGTAAACTAGGAGCGTTAATACCAAAACTAACAATATTTCCTAAATAAGCAAGAACCATTTTCTTATGATCTATATCCTTTGATGTAGTTTCAAATAACACAGTAAATACAGTATCATCACTAATCTGTCTTTCTCTAAACAATGCATTAGTAAACGCTCTTTGCTCATGATTATAATAGTAATTATCCTTAGTATTCATAACCTTTTGTAAAAATCGACCTTCATCAGCGTCAAAGAAAGATTTTTCTCCATAGGGAGATACCTCCATATGTGTAACACTCTGTAATGTATTAAGACATTTATTTAACTCGTCCTTATCCATACTAGTACGCCCAATATTATCATCTGATTGATATATAACAATGCTATACACAATATCAAACACAAGATCCAATAACCAATGAATCATTGACCCAATAAATTGAGTAGTTCCAATACCAGAAGGTAATGCACTAATTTCAAACAAAAGTTCAGGACCAATAACCATATAAGAATGAATTATTAAATCTAATTCAAATTGAATAATCTTAGAAATAGTATTATCAAACTTCCTAAACCATAATAACAATACTTTAAAGATATGTAACGGAATAGAAGTATCATAAGCATCGAAATCTTTAGAAATAACATTTCCTTCATTTTGTCTCAAAATTTCCAATATTTTATCAGGCCCACCATATTTACGTGGTAAATTGAAAGGTAAATATTGTGCATTTGAATCCAAAAACACTGAAAGAACAGATGAAATTATCTTCTCAATAGTAGGAGCCATACAAATAACACGGACCTTACCTTTGCGCTCGGTTCTATATCCCATTTCAAAAGGCAATCTAGCCCAGTTAATAGGCAAGCCATTTGCATAATCAGTAAAAACCTTCAGAGCCATTGCAGCATAACGGTCCATCAAAAGTTTGTCTTGTTTAATATTATCTGGATATCCACTATTTGAATCATTTTTAATATGTACCAACCACTTACCAGTTTTTAAAAATTCTTCCATGTCAAACGAAAAAGATGGATCGCTAATCCAGGCCGTCATATATTTATCTAGATAACCTAAAATTTTAACAACAACTTCATCTGGTA